GTTTCCTGAACTTCTCGCCGTCCCAGGCGTCGAATAGCATCTTTGCGACTCTCATCCCGTTCGGAGTGTTCTGACGCTGCCACGCGCTGAAGCGTGGACTCCAGCGGAAGCCGTTGGCCTTCAACCTGCCGCGCGTATCATCGTCCGGCTTGCCGTCGAAAAAGAGCTGGACGCGTGCCGCCTCGTGGTTGTTCTCCACCCTCAGGCCGTCTTTTTCAAGCACTCCCACCTTCAGACCCTCGGCCTTCTCCTCTTCGGCGATGGCGCGGTGCTTCTTCAGGATCTCGAGCCTCTTCAGCTTGTTCCTGATGTTCGCCTGGTCCTGGTCGGTGAAAAAGAACTTGTGGCGCCTGTAGGGGCATCTAGCGAGTTCGGCGTCGATTTTCTCGGCGGAACCCTCGGGGATTCCGGGGCAGCCCTTTGCGGTGCCGTTCTTCCTGATGTAGGCATTAAATACAACCTGCTGTGCGTGCACCCGTTCCATGTGGGCGATGTGCGCCTCCATCTTCTCGACCGCCAGCGGGTCGGCGGCGTCGATAATCTCGCCGTATCCCTGCCGGCCCTCCGCCCAGATCCTCACCTGGACTTCCGCCGGCGTGGCCTTCTTCAGCATGTCGAGCGTGTTCTTAATGTAGCGCTGTTTCTTCTCCTCGAAGGTCTCGAACTTGCGCTCGCTAGCCTCAAGTCGCTTGTTGTAGCGAGCGGCTGGATAGTTCGCCGGTCCCGCGATGTACCACGGTACATTGTTCGCGTTGAATGCGGCCTTCTCGGTGTACTGTTCCTTGACGAGGTCACGCCAGCCCGCGGCCCTTTCTTTGAGTATTCCGCGCTGCTCGTCGGTGAAACCGCCCAGGCGCTTCTCGAGCCTCGCGAAATCTTCCAGACCTTCGAACTTTCCGGATTCGTTCTGGGCTTCACGCTCCATTCCTGAACCGCGTTCAAAGAAGCTGTTGTTGTTTGCGCCTTCTATGATGTTTTTGGGTATTATCGTTTCCATGGTGTTTTCTCCTGTTAGAAAAGGTCCTGTTCCGCGCAAATCTTCAGGAACTTACGCCACGCCCTGTTCTTCTGGGCCTGCGTCGCCCTCGGGAACATGGCCTCGGCGGTCTCGCGTCCATCCATCCCGAACTGGGCTTCATGGTTCCTGTATTCGTACACGAGGCCCTCGACGAGTTCCCTGTCTCCCATCTTGACGGCCTTCTCGTAACGGTCCCAGTTGTCCCAGAACGCGCGCCAGCTCGCGTACCCTTCGACGGTGAGGAATCCCCCGCCGGCGATCCTCGTCATCATGTACTTTCCGCGCGCGGTCTTCCTGGCTCCTACCTTCTCGACGCCTTCCTTCAGCTGGCGCTCGTCGAATGCCCAGAACGCGAACCGGTTCCAGCTCGCGCTGTTTACCGCGTTCTGCTTAATCCTCTTGAATGTTGCGTAATCCATGGTTTTAACCTCCGTTTAGGTTTGGCTTTTGTTTGGTTTGGTTTTTATCCGGTATCCAGGCGCGGCCCTGGATTTACGCATTATTACCGGTGGCGATTTAGACAAATTGCACTGCGGGCTTGGATACTTCGACGGCGACGGACTCTTGATTCAATATCGACTTTGCGAAGCGCACGAACTCGGCGATTTTTTCCAGGTCCTTGTTTTCGACGTAGAATTCCGCGCGGATGGTGGTCTCCTGGACGGTCTCGCCGTTGTCGTGTGTGTAGACTCCGGCGGCCTCGCTAAGCGTCCCAACTCCCACGACCTGGGCTATAAACTGGGACAGAAGCGAACGCGCCTCAATGAAGGAAATTTCCTGTTTCTTGCTGTCCTTGTCGTTAAGACCTATAAAGACGGCCACCTTTTCCATGTTTGCACCCTCGTTTTAATTTGTTTGGTTCTTGGTTTGGCTTGTAAGGTTCTTTCTCCCTTACATTATATAATATATAATAATATTTTCTAATTGTCAATAGTTTTTATAAAAATATATATTATTTAATTCTTACAAAATTAAATAAAATTATACATTGCTATCAAAAAACAAGCAACGAAAAACACCGACGACAAAAGAAAAACAAAATAAAACAAGTCTTCGAAGATTCCACCGGACCAGAACGGAACAAAAGAAAAATAAAACTTCAGAAGACCGGAACGAAAGAGAAAAACACCAGAAAAAAAAATTCTGTTTTTCTTTTTCTTTTCTTTTAATTGTTGTTTGGTTCAGTTCCTGACTGAACATTAAAAATATACTTCGATAGTAGTTCAATTGTAGAGTAGATAAATGTTCTATTGTAGTATAGATTCTCCGATGCAAAAGCAAAACAATTTGAAAAAGAAAGAGAAAGATAAGAAAGAGAAAGAAAGCAGCAGCCCGAAAAAATCCAGCTAAAAACAACGAAAAAACGCGTCTAAATCCCTGCCTATAATCTATCTTATGTAAACTGTTGATAGATTTATTAATAAAAGTTTACAAAAACTTGCGAATTTAGCGAAATTTCCCAGAAAATCAGTAAAGGAAGGGGGTACAAGGGGAACACCCCCGGAAGGAGGGGGGCGCAAAGACACTATACACCCCACCAATCTCCTCGTGCGAAACATCTGTAAACGAAAGTTTACAATTATGATTGATGGGGTATGGCAGAGAAGATATTGTGGAACAGGGATATAGTGTCGTCCTGGAAGAGGGCGGTAGAGGAGAGCGGTAGTAGCAATCCGTTCAGTCGCAAGTGTTTGCAGGCGTTGGCCGAGGACGGTATAACGATGGTTGACATCAGGACCCGTCTTGGGCATATCCTGAGCAGGAAGGCGAAGGAGCGTCATCCTGACGAGGTGGAGCTGCTGGAGTTCTACGAGAACCTGAAGCTGGAGTTCGAGCAGGGCCTGGTAGACAACTGCATGGAGAGCGCGCAGGGTTCGATGTTCCTGTTGAAGACGCGTTACAACTACAGGGAAGGCCAGGACATCAACCTTACGGCGGGTAACGAGGCTGCCAGGAAGGTGGTGAGGAGCTGGGGGGCGGATGCCTCGGCGGAGAAGGGTACGGAGGGGTCGCCCGATGAGGGAAGTGAAGTTCGAGTACCCGAGTCCTAAGTTCCGGATACTGTACCCTGAGTACAGCAGGGGGAAGAAGCACATCATCCTGAAGGGAGGTCGTGCGAGCACGAAGAGCTGGAGCGTGGCTATGGCGTTGCTGGACCATTGCAGGACCTATTCGGGCTTGCAGGTGATGTGCGGGCGCGAGGTGCAGAATTCGATCGCTGAATCATCCAAGAGACTACTTGACAACACGATTTCGAGGCTGGGGCTAGGTGACGAGTTCCGTTCGACAAACACGTACATAGAGCACCGGGATACGGGGAGCTTCATCCGTTTCATGGGGATGGAGGGTAACCACGAGAGCATCAAGGGTCTTGAGAGCTACGACCTCTTCTGGGTGGAGGAGGCGCAGAGCGTCTCCGACGGCAGCCTTGAGGTCCTGATACCGACGATGCGCGCTCCCGGTGCGCAGATATGGTACACGTACAACCCGAACCTCCCGACTACGCCTATAGAGAGCGTGCCGAGGCGCTACCCGGACCAGACTCTGGTGGAGAGCATCAACTACACGGAGGTGCTGAAGTACCTGGACGCGAACACGATAGCGGAGGCGGAGGCTGACCGTGCGGACAACGAGGAGCGTTACAACTGGATATGGCTGGGGCAGTACCGTGCCCAGAGCCAGGACACCTACATCCCCCTGAAGCTGGTGACGGAGGCGGTGGCCAGGAGGCCGACGCTTACGCATGAGCCTATAGTGGCGGGGCTTGACATCGGGCTGTTCCATGACAGGTGCGTGCTGGTGGTGCGCCAGGGTCCAAACGTGATATACACGAGGGAGTGGAAGGACGCGGTGGCGATGGACGTGGTGGAGCAGGTGGAGGGCTACATGAACCGTTACGGCATCGTGAAGCTGGCCGTGGACGCCAACGGCCAGGGTGCTGCGGTGTACCAGGAGCTGTATTCGCGGATGGGGGAGAAGGTGGTGGGCATCATGGCGGGTGCCGCCAGTAGGCAGCAGAGCAAGTACAGCAAGCTGAGGGACGAGGCGTGGGGACGCCTGAAGGATTGGCTGGAGACCGGGTCCTTGCCTTCCGAGAGGGAGCGCGACTGGATAACGGACCTGACGAACATCAAGTACTTCTACGACGAGAAGGGCCGTTACAAGATAGAGAGCAAGAAGAGCTACCTGGGCAGGGGATTCCACTCCACGGACTGGGCGGACGCCCTGTCTTATTCATTGCTTGTTGACGCGGGTACATCCAGCGCGGCGTACTGGGAGGGCGGCGGAGAGCGTGAGTGGCGCAGGGAGCGTTACGGAATCTACGGTCCTTCGGACTGGATGGGCATATAGGAGTTTTTAGATGGAAGGTAGATTGTTCGACAGCGGGAAGCTGGCACCGAGCCTTGTTGGCATAGAGAGACTGTACAGGACGCCCGACGAGAGCGCGTACTGGGAGAACCCGGACTCGATGCCTAGGGAGTCCAGGTCATTCAAGCTAAACGACGGCCAGGTGGGCGAGCTGATGGCCCGTGCGAGGAAGGCCTACGACGTTGCGTACAGTCACTGGTCGCAGAACTACCGCGAGATGGCCGAGGACTTCCGCATATACGCCGGTCGTGACATGTGGAGCGAGGAGGCCAAGGCCGCCAGGAAGGGAAGGCCTATCCTGAAGTTCAACGTGGTTAAGAAGTTCGTGAAGCGTTGCGTTGGCGACACGATGAAGAATCATCCCGGTGTCGAGTTCTCGCCGAGAAGGGATTCCGAGGTCAGGAAGGCCGAGATAGGCATGGGCCTTGTTCGCTACATCGAGGACACCAGCAACGCGGGCAAGGCCTACACGAAGGCCTTCACTGATGCGGTCGTTGGCGGTATCGGCTGGTTCAGGGTGACATTCAGCTCCAAGATGCGGCGTATTGCCGTGAAGAAGGTCAAGGACCCCCTGTACTACATGCTGGACCCGGATGCTGAGGAGGAGGACGGGTCCGACGCCAATTTCGTCATTTCCAGGACGGAGAAGACCGTAGGGGACAGGCACCTGAACTGCTATGAATACTGGTGGCGCGAGGAGAGCGACGAGCCGGGCGTGGAGTGGGAGGTGTACTGGGCCATAATCGAGGGAAACGAGGTGGTTGACTACGGTCGTTTCCCCGGAGAGATTATACCCATCATCCCTGTCATGGGCGACGTCATCAGCTGGGACGACCAGATAGTGGTCAAGGGCATGGTCCGCGACCTGATAGACCCGCAGAAGAGCTACAACTACCTGAAGAGCCAGGAGGTGGAGATAATCGCCCTCACCCCGAAGAGTCCGCTTGTCGCGGAGGAGGGGACCATCCCGAAGGAATACGAGGACGACTGGACGAACTACACGAAGAACCCGACCAAGGTCCTGAAGTACCGTTCCAAGAACCTCCAGGGCGAGCCTACGCAGAACAAGCCTGAGTTCCTGAAGATGGAGGCGAATACCACGTGGGCGCAGGCTGCGGCCCAGGCGAGCGTGAACGACCTGAAGGAGATCACTGGCATCTTCGACACGGCCCTCGGTGCCGACAGGACGGAACTGTCGGGCAAGGCCATCATCGCGAAGCAGCTCACGGCTGACGCGGGTCAGTACGTGTTCAGCGACAACCTTCAGCTTTCGGTCAAGAGGGCGGGACAGTGCATAGCGGGTATGATTCCGGTCGTGATGGGCGAGGAACGCTCTGTGATGGTCCTGGGCGAGGACGGTGTACGCCGTTCCGTGAACCTGGACAAGCCCATGGGAGCTAAGGGAGGTGAAGTCCAGGAGCCCATGGACCTTGACTTCTCGGAAATGGACATCTCGATAAGTTCCGGGACAAGTTTCGCGACCAAGAGGGAGCAGTCCCTGAGCATGTTCCAGGACATGATGCAGGCGATGCCCGAGACGGCATCCCTCATAGCCGACCTCGTGGTGAAGAACATGGACTTCGCGGACGCGGCGAAGGCTGCAAGGCGTCTATACGCCAACCTACCCGACAACGTGAAGGAGGCCGAGGAGACCCCGGACGGATATGTGCCGCAGGCTCAGTTGATGCAGGCGATGAAGATGTTCGACGAGGCGAAGCAGGCGAACATGCAGCTCATGGCGCAGAAGGACGCGCAGATTGCGGCCCTCCAGGCGGAACTCAAGAACCAGTTCCAGAGCCGTATCGCGGCAGAGCAGATCAAGGGCCAGTACAAGCTCGCGGACACCCAGCTCAAGGAGCAGGGGGAGAACGCCCGGAAGGCCCTGGAAATCCAGGAGAAGGCGGAGAGTACGACAGCCGAGATACAGGAGAAGGTGTTCAAGGACATTTCCGACCGTGCAGAGGAGGCTTCCAAGGTCGGCGTGGTGGTCGTGGACTCTTCCGCACCCGCGAGGAACATAGAGGAGGCGTCGAAGGTGCAGTCTCCAGGCACGCAGATAACGTTCAAGGAGCCTACGGTGTCTGATTCGCCCATGAGCACCGAGGACGTGCTGTTGAACCTGTGACCTTTATAATTGATGCATTAGGGACGCCGGAGCCGTGGGCGTTGAAAATACACGGCGGTTGGTTACGCAGCGGACTTGTCGCCTACCGTACCCTAGCGGGAGGGGCATTTAGCGGCGGGAGTCACCCCATACGTGCGTGGGGGCGGTGAATCGGGACCGGAAAAATCGCATGGACGGAAGGGTTTTCCAACCCGAAGGACAAAAATGGAAGAAATGGAAGCATTGAAGAGCGAGGCGGAGCTGGAAGAGGAATCCAGGAAGGCCGAGACCGGAAAAAATCCGAAGGAAGAGCCTGAAAAGCCGGAAAAACCGGAAGAAAAAGGTCCTACCGAGGAAAAAACGGTTGAAGAAGGTGCCGGAAAGGAGCCTCCGAAGGAAGACAGGCCCAAGGAAGGCGAGGAATCGCCCTACGGGAAGCCCGGTCACACGCCCGATGGGGTCCAGAAGCGCATCAACAGCCTTACTAAGCGGAACTACGACCTGGAATCGGAAGTGAAGCGTCTGAAGGCCGAGATGGAGTCGTTCAGGAAGAGCCGTGAGCCACAGGGAGAGCCTACGAAGGAGGATTTCCTGAAGGCTGGCAAGACCGAGGACGACTGGATGGCTTGGAAGATCAAGAAGGGAATCGACGAGGGCCTTTTGAAGGCCATGGAATCGAGCCGTGCACAGGAGAAGCTGAAGAAGAGCGTATCCGAGTACCAGAAGCGCGAGGACGAGGCCAGGGGACTGTTCGGTGACTACGACGCTACCGTATATGACGGAAACGACATCGAGTGCCACGAGCAGGTAGCCAACCTGATACGCGACGAACTGTCGAATGGACCTGAAGTCGTGTACACGCTCCACAAGAACCCACAGATGATAGCCCACCTGAAGACCCTTGACGGTAACGGACAGGTCGCTTTCATCAAGGATGTTTCCGCAAGACTTGAAAAGCTGAAGCAGGACGCAATCGCCAAGGCGAAGGCCACTCCTGCACAGAACCAACCGCCAGCTGCCGAAGAGAAGGTTCCATCGGCCCCGCAGCAGGCACAGAAACCCAATTTGCGCGAGCCCGCCGTAGGAAACGGGGGCAACGCTATAAAGCCGCCTGACCTAGCGACCTGCACGATGGAGGAGTTCGAGAGGTACTACGGCAACCAGAGGTAAACTATGGCTCTAGGAACAACCGAGAATACCGTAGCCAAGATTACGGGCTACGTCGTAAAGAACGCCCTCATGGCGTTCAAGAACACGAGACTCTTTTCCGGTCTCGTGACCAAGGCGTATGACAACGAATTTGCAGAACGCGGTGCCAAGAAGGGCGACACCATCTATGTCCGCAAGCCTGCACAGTTCCGTGTACGTACAGGGTCCAAGATGAAGACCCAGAACATCAAGGAAACCAAGATTCCGGTCGTCATCGGCGAGCAGAAGGGCGTTGACTTCGAGTTCAGCATCCGCGAGGCTACCCTTGACATCGACCACAACAAGAGCGACTACGCCGAACGCTTCATCCGTCCGGCAGGATCCACCCTGGCGAGCACAAAGGACGCCGAGGGCATGGCCAAGGCCTCCGTCGGTGCAGGCTACGCCATCATCTCCCCGAAGGCCGACACCAACGAGCAGCTGTACAGCCGCTTCACTACCGCCAAGGCGATGCTGAACAAGTTCCTCGCCCCGAAGGGCGTGAGCGAACGCTACGCCGTCGTCGGTTCCGACATCGAGAACCGTCTTGCCCAGAGCGTGAGCACCCTGTTCAACGCCTCCAGCGACATTACCCGCGCCATCAAGACTGCTGGCATGGAACACGTCGGCACCGGCGGCCTCACCTGGGGCACTTCCGACCTCGCCTACGTCCACACCAACGGTGCAGGCGGCGAGTCCGTTACCGTGTCCTCCATCGTGCCGAACTATGACGGCGAGACCCAGGAAATCACACTGTCTGCCATCCCGAACGGTCTCGTGGTTGGCGACACCATCGAGTTCTCGGACTCCAAGTTCGTGAACGCCGAGACCAAGGCCCTCTACGCACAGGACTTGCAGCGCAAGGTTCTTGCCATCGACTCCACCAACGCCAAGGTGACGGTGTACTCCATCCGTCCCGCTACCATCGTGATTGGCGGTGTGAGCGTGACCACGGACAACGTTGATGATACAGCCGTCGTCACCGACGCCATCTTGAACACCGCCGGTCTCACCCGTGACGAGGTTCGCGGACGCCTGGCCATGGCCAACTGCTCCGCCATCCCGACCGGAGGTGCGGTGCTCGGAGTATCCGGCAAGCACTACCTTTGCTGCCCCGTGTTCCAGAAGAAGGCCGTGGTGCTGACTTCCGTTGACCTTG